TTTTCCTCCTACGCTCCTACTACTTCTTCAAATGCAACACCTGTTCTTGTCGCAACGAATTGTAGTTGTATAAAGTTGATTGAACGATTAGGTTTGACAAAAATGTCAGCTCTAAATTCATTTCTATCAATGACATCTCCAGTATTATTAGAAGCGTCACATACTACTAAAAAGTCTGTGATACCTCTTCTACCTTGTACATCTCTTAAAAATGGTTCAACTATGTTTCTAAATTGAGCTCTTGTAAACTCATCATTAAATTCAAATAGTTGAAATTTAGAAGCAGTTGAGATTGCTTTTTGTAAAGTAATAAACAATCTTCTAACATTGATTCTGTCAAACGCACTAGGGTTAGACAATCCTGTTTTATCTCCAAACAGTACAGTTCCCTGTCCTGGTAAAGTTACAACTGGATTTACTCTAGCTCTGTATAACTCATCTCTTTGTGTTTTTGTTGGATTGTATGCCAACTTAACTACACCTCTTAAAACTCCTCTGTTGAAACCAGCAGGTGAGAACCAAGAGTCTGCGATTAAGTCTGTTCTTGCAGCTAATCCAGCGATATCTCCGTTTAATGGAACATATCTAAACACGTCATTGTATTTGTCGTAAGTATATTTGTAACCACTATCAAATACAACGTATGAAGATGATCTAACACCATCAAAGAAACCTTTTACGTTACTTGTTTGTGTGTTAGCGTTTGTTACGTTTACTACATCTGATCTTGCTGGTGAAGCAAATACAATTGCGTCTTTTCTATTTTCAGCAATTGTAATTAAATTATCAACGTGAGTACCACCAGCTGTTTCTGGTGTTTTACCTGCGATAATTAAGTTCACATCAACACTATCTGCGTCATCATATTTTTCATAAGCAGTTTTTAATTCAGCTGTTACAACATCTGAACCATCAGCACCGCCTGATAATGAAGCGTTTTCTAGTGAACCAGCAGTAAACGTTTGGTTTAATGCAGCATTACCCCAAGTCGCTGTTGCGTGATCCATCCAGTAGATGTATTGTGATCTATTGTAGATAACGTTTGCGTAGTAGTTGTCATCACCTTGTGGAGTTTTAGCATCTGAAGCTTTTGAAACTGAGTCATAAACTTCTAATACTTCTCCAGCAGTACCTGTGATACCACCGTCTTCATCTACGACTACAATGTGTAATTCATCACCTGAACCACCTCTTGCAGAAACGTATGTTGAAGTTCCTGGTGCAGCTGCAACTAAATCATAATATCTCCATCTTCTTCTTACAGAAGCACCGTTAGCAACTGCTGTATGCAATCCGCCAACTCCTGATGGATGTCTAACGATTGTAATTGTAGTACCCGCAATATTTGTTATTCTGTATTCATATCCGCCTGCTTCTCCAAAGTTTACAATGTCTCCAATAGAAAAACCAGTTGCCGAAGTTAGTTCAATCGTAGTATCTCCTACTGCTGTAACTGTATCGTTAACTGTTGTTTTTGCTGTTTCTTCGTAAACGCTTGATGAAGGACATACTGAAACAGATATGTTATTACCCCATTCGCCTGCTGTTCTTGCGGCCCAATTACCGACTGAACCTGCACCAGCGTTGAATGGTCCAGTTGAACCATCTCCTTCGGAGTAGTGTGTAGTATTTTTAATTAAAAGACCACTGCCGTTAGCAGTAGCGTTTAATGCGCCTGTGTTGATTGCACGTACAACTCTTAAATTTGATGAGTATTGCAAGAAACTTGCAGCACTAAAGAAAAATTCAAAGTTTGTAGAATCAGGTTTACCAAACGTTTCAACCAATTCTTTTTCAGAAGCAATTGAAATTACTTCGTCCATTGGTCCTTGTGTAAACTGTCCTGCAATTGCACCGATCGTTGTTGCAACAGCGGGTATTACGTTTGTTAAGTCTTTTTCTTGTACGACAACACCTGGTGAAACTTGAAATGCCATAGTTGTTGTTCTCCTTATTAGCTAATAAAGTATCAATTATCTCGTTACTATTTAGTATATTCTAATTTTACAGAATATCGCCTTTTCTTACAGTTACAGGTGTCCACACTTCTCCTGAATCATCTTGTATATAGTCTTCTTCTAAACCATCATTTAAAAAACCAAAAGGTGCCATATCTTGTTCTATCGCATTTGCCTGTTCTTCATATAATCTGGCACGTACATCTTGGTCGGTCATTTCTTTAAAATATCTTTGATTTGATAACCACGCAAATATCACTAAACACATAACTAAATCATCATTGGCACCTTCTTCAGCCTGCCAAGATGTGCCTTTTCTTATAAACGTTGATAACTCTTGTATCATATGAAAGTCTTGTATAATTAACTTATCACTTTCAATAAGTGTTTTTAAGTTTTGACAACCTATTCGTTTAACTTGTTTAGTCATTCTTACACCTAACTGAGCACCTCGTTTTGAAAAACCACCACCTAATATTTGTCCTGCACGGCCTTTCATCATACACATTAAAAGATTAGTATATTCTAATTCAAATTGTAATGCGTCTGCCACTTGATGACCTATATCGTTAACTTCTACACAGATATAAGCATTATTATATTGTTTTGCAATCTTTTCTATAGTATGTGGAAAGAGTAAGGGTTTAATTTCATTATCTCTAAACTTGGCAACAATCTTGTATGGCATTTGAGTTACGTCTATAACAACAAAGGCAGAATAATCTTTTACTGTGCCTCGTGCTACGTCAACTGTAATCACATAGTCTTTTCCTTTTTCAGGTCTTTCATATAAATCTAAACCTGCATTAGATACAATAGGTGTATTGTGAGATAGTATTCTTATCTTTGATGGATTAATAAGGGTATCAATTGAACCTACAAACTCACATTCAAACTCGGTAGCAAATTGTGCCTCACTTGTGTTACGTATGGTTTCTTCTCTCCATTTATCATCTCTTCCTGGTACTTCAGACCAATGTACTTCAATGGGTACGTAATCATTTCTTTTATGTTCAGCATCATTCCATAGTTTGTAAAACATATTCATTCCGTGAGGTGTAGATACAATCATAACTTTAGATGATTTACCAGATGAAATGGTAGGATAAACTGAACTAAAAAACTGTTCAGATATATTTGCAGGAATAAACGCAAACTCGTCAAGGAAGATAATATTAAATGAACCACCTCGAATAGCAGAACTTGATGTTGCAGCGGCCATAATTTTAGAACCATTTTCTAATTCTAAAGAACCTTTATTCCAGTTTAGTACACCTTGTTGTAACCATTTAGGTAAATTTTCATATGCAAGTTGAAGTCTGCCTAATAAATCTCTTGCGGTAGAACTTTTGTTTGCCAATATGGCAACGTTAATATTATCATTGAATATAACTTGATGTAATAAGTATGCAATAATCGTTGTTGATTTACCTGACTGTCTAGGAAGTTTACAAATAGAAAAACGATTGTTATGAAACGTATCAACCATTCTTTCCTGAAACTTGTACATATCAAATGGCACAAGACCTTCATCAATATTTACAATTTTAATGTATGTCTTAATAAAGTATATAGGATCATCCATACACTTAGCAATCTCTTGTACTTGCTCTTCGGTGTATTCTTGTTTAGTATTAGCTTTAAATAAATTAGGATTTCCTAAATATGCTTCATTTGCCATTGATTATAATTCCTTCTATTGCGTCATACCCTAATTGTATGGCCGCATTAATTCTACTGCTACCTTTATATATAGAATACTTTTTTTCTTTATAAATGGCACCGTTTGCACCATATCTTATAGTATTTGATATTTCGTGTTGTAAAACTTCAATTGGATCTTTCATTTCTTCACCTGATAATAAAGATGGCCAAGGTCTTTTTTTAATATAAGTTAAATCTTTAATCTGAAATATCTGTTTTTTCGGGTGTGATGTCTTTGCCTTTAAAATCTTCATCTTCTTTACTTTGCACATTCCCATTTTTATTTTTTAATATTTTATGTAATTCAGCAGATGAACCTACAAATAAGGCCTGTTTAATATTTGTATTTGTTTTATTAGGAACGTCTTTAAGTGTTTTAAGTTTACCTTGTAAGTCTTGTAACTTATCTACGGTATCAGCAACTTGTTTAATTAGATTACCTGCAACTTCATAGGCACGTGGGTGTTGACTTTCGTTTGCAATATCAAGTATACCTTGAATAGCGTCTTGGCCACGCTCAATCAAGTTGTAGTAGTTTTCTCTACTGTACTTGTAATCGTTATCTATGTCCTCTTTATTTTTATCTTCTACTCGTGGTACAGGTGGTTTCTTATCTTCTTTTTGTACAACAGGTACGCCTAGGACTTGGTTTATCTTATCGTTAATACTCATAATATTATTTATGAATATTATTGGTTGAGTTTCATTCCTTTAAAGTAAGGAGGTAATCCTAAATGAGGTCTTCCGTCAAAGATATTTTCGTCTGCGTTAGGTGAATCAGCATTGTTATAATGCAAAAAGACTTGAGCACAATCTTCTCCTTCAAAGGGTTCTCTCCAATGTTCACATAGATTACCTTTATATATTAACATATCTCCTGGTTTTAAATTTATTTTAATTCCTTTTGGAGCTCCTGGTTTTACTAAATTTTTAAATTGATCGATTGCAAAATCCTGTCCAGATGTGTCTAAATGTATTGGCCAAGGATTCCCACCTAAATTAAGTGTAGTAGATATCTCACAAGAGAATCTATCTTTATGTCTAGCAAGAACATCACCTTTGGTATAAATTCTAGTATAAGAATAATTAGGCACCACTTTCATCTTTGTATGTTTTTCTAAAATGGGTTGGATTTTTAATAATAAAGCTTCCATGGCTGCATCTGAATATATTGCAAAAGCATTTGGAACTTGTCCATCTCCAAAAGTTCCAAACATTTTTTCAAATGGTGATATATATCTGGTATCAAAAAGTGTTCTAGCAACTTGTCTTTTGATTAAAAGATAATTATATAAAAATGTAGCAAGATCTTTTGATATAGCTTTTTTAACTACTACGTATTTATTTTTTTTAAAACTCATTTACATCAAGTCCATGTTTATATTTATTCTAACACTTTCGTCTGTCTGAGACACACTACTATGTAACATACTTCCATCAAAAATCAACATTTGATTTTCTATCGAAGGTATTTTTTCTCCATTTTTAAATAAAGTGTACCCATTATTTGTGTTTATAGAAAATAAAGCAACTGTATGTTTTTCATAAGAATCTACATGAAAAGCTGTTTTTATTTTTTTATGTTTTTTAGTATATAAATTAATTTTTGCTCTAAGTAGATAATCAAAGTTTAAACGACTTATAAGAGGTGTTAATATATAATTAAAAAAAGGACTACACTGTTTATCTTCTTTATACAAATAATGAGAAAATAGAAAATCAGAATAATCATTATCGTGACCTGTCGTAGGACTGAAATACCAAGGAAAGGAATTATTTAATACATTACTTTTAATATCATTAAAAATTTTTTGATCTAAAAAATTAGGTATTACTTTCATAATTATCTATATGGTTTTCCAAGAGTCCACAAAACTAATGAGTATCTTATTCCTTCCGTAACTGGACAAACTCTATGATATACAAAACTTGGAAAGATTACAATGGATCCTTTTGGTAAAACTTCTTTACATTGATGTATATTTTGTTTTTTAGATTTTGATGGGTCATTAAAGTTAAATTCTAGTTCTCCGCCAGAATAACTAGAAGGCTCTGATAGAGATATAGTTGCAGATAATTTTCTTATTTTACCATGTTGAAGAGGTACATGTGGTTTATTAAAAGGAGCTGGAAAAGAATCACAATGCCAATCATAATGTTGGTTTAATTTATATTTAGTAAATTGAAAATCTTCAGATACATCGGTATCAAAATTCCATCCTGCCATTTCATTAGCAGCATCTATAAAAGGCATCACTTCTCTATAAATCCATTTATCATTTAACCAAGCTATATTAGAGTTTCTAGTTTTTTGTAAATTATTTATATCCTTTTTACTAAGTTTAGAAATATCTGAAGCTCCCCCAACGAGTGCTGTAGCTTCTCTTTGCATATTTCCATATTCAATAACATCATTACAAAATCTTTCTGAAAAAGCTTTTTGAAAAACCCAATATTTATATCTTAAATCCATATTTTATATATAACTAATCCAACCTGTTATAATATATTTTTCATGTTTTTTTGAAACTATGCCTTTATGTGTATGAGTCCATTCTGCCGGCCAAATTAATGTTAATCCTTTTTTAGCTTTAAATTTTTCCTTTTGATAAAAAAATTCTGTTTCGCCTCCGCTTTTAACATTGTTTAGAAAAGTCATAAATACTAAATGACGTTTTATAGATTGAGGATGTCCATTATTTTCATAATGCCATTTTTTATATCCTCCTCCAGGTGGGTATTTTTGAATAATAGGACTTTCTACCATTGCCCATTGGCTTTGATTTTCATTACAAAATGAATATTTTTCTTTATATTTTTGTATGCACTTATCTAATTCAATATAGTAATTAACAACATTAATATTGTCATTAAGGTGAAAAACCTCTAAATCAGTAGAATCTTTGATTTCTTTATCAAGAAATCCACCACCAATAACACCCTGTTTGTGAAATTTAGAATTTTCATTAAAACATTTAATTAAATTATCACAGGTTTTTGATTTTATTTTATATCCTTCTATAAACATTCTTTATACCTTTTCTTGAA